GAAGTATACAAGGAAGGTTACAAACATTATTATCTAATTCTGTACGAACTATATAATGGCAACCCCTGCTCAAATAGAAAGAATAAGACAGCAACGTGCATCTTTAACTAATTCAGCTAATGAATTATCTAAGATACAAATTATACCTTCTAACTTAATAGAAAATGCTATACCTGATAATTTAAAATTAAAAGGTCAAGCAGCTTTAGGAAAACGTGTTTTAGATTTAGGACAAAAAGCTATTAGTTTAGTTCTTCCTAAACTTCAAACATTATCTCAAGAACTTAATTTAACAGGATTCACAACAGATGAAAATAGTGGGTTAGATATTAACACTCTAAAACAAAATTATTGTCCTACTCCTGATAGATTAACTCAATTAGTTGAAACTCGAAATAATATTGTTGGAATATTAACAAGATTAAATTCTCAATTTAATACTATAAATCAATCATTAACTGGTTTAAATAGTGCTACAAATGCTTTAAATACAACAATTAATGTAATATCAACAGTTGAAAGTGCTCTTATTGTATCTACAGGTCTTGGATTACTTCCTGCTCCCATATTAGGCCCTGCAGTCTCTAATTTAGATTTAATTCAAAAACAAATTAGAACTCTTCGACCTAGAATTGATAAAGCTCAATCAACATTATCTGCTGTAAATATTCCTTTAACTATTACTGTTAATGTATTTACCCAAATTATAAATTTATTAGGACAATTCGATAACTTAATCACTTTATGCAATCCTAATTTAACTCTTTCAGCAGTCCCCAATTTACCTGTAGAAACAACAACCCCAGATAACACATATCAAGGTTTTACTTTCCAAATAGAAACAATAGCTTTTAGCCCAACTGTTAATAGAATACGGGCTTTAGCTTTAAATCAATTTGGTATCCCCGTACTTGAATCCGAACTTTCATTTACATCCAACCCCGAAACTTTAATTAATGAACTGAAGCTTATAATTGATAGAAATAATTTAAAAGCTTATTAAATCTAATATTTATTACCATGAAGTCAACCGATTTTAAAAAAATTATCAAAGACGCCGTAAGAGAAGCTATCCAAGAGGAATTAAAAGATATCCTTTTGGAAGCAGTTCGTGCTCCTAAAGCACCAATCCAGGAAACCTACCAAATATCTTCTGTAACATCTAATACAGACACAGCTCAAATTCCACAAAAATCAGCAGCTGAAAAAAGAGCTATGATGGAAAGTATTATGGGAGATATGAGGAGAGGACAAGATACTATTTCTATGACTACGGCTAATTTAAATTCTTTCCAAGTCCCTACAGGAGTAAATACTTCTGCTGAAGGTACTTCGTTACCTCAAGGCAATGTAGGATTAGACCAAATTATGGCCCTAATGAATAAATAATGCCTTTCGGAGCAGTAAATATAGCCCCCATTGATTTAAGACCAAGGTATGCGGTCGGGGTAAATCTTCCTTTATCAGGGAATGCTGTGTTTATATCAAATTTTACTACAAGAGAAGCAACAAAGTATAATTTAATTAATTTTTTTCTAACTAATAAAGGCGAAAGACCTTTAAATCCTAATTTTGGTTCAAATTTAAGATCAATCATTTTTGAACAAATTACTAATAGAACATTAGATGGAGTTGAAGAAATGGTTTCCGAAGAAATCCAAACTAATTTTCCTACTGTTGTAATTGAAGATTTAATAGTTAGTCAAAACCCTGATTACAATACAATTTTAGTAAATATAACATACAATGTCTCAAATAGTGATATAAGAGATACTATCAATCTTGAATTTGCCTAATGTCAACTAATAGAAACATACAATATATAAATAAAGATTTTGGTCAAATAAGACAAGCTTTAATTAATTATAGCAAAACTTATTTCCCAACTACTTATAATGATTTTACAGAAGCATCACCAGGTATGATGTTTATGGAAATGGCTGCCTATGTAGGTGACGTAATATCTTTCTATTTAGATAATCAAATACAAGAAACATATCTTCAATACACTAGAGAACCAGCTAATTTATTTAATTTAGCTTATATGTTAGGATACAAACCTAATGTTACTGGAGTAGCTACTTGTAATATTGATTTTTACCAACAACTACCAGCAAACCCTGTAGATGGTAATCCAGATTGGTCTTATACTCTAATTGTTCAACAAAATGCTGTAGTCTCTGATAATAATAATAGTAATATTAGTTTTCTAGTCCAGGATAAAGTTGATTTTTCAGTATCAAGTTCAAACAACCCAACAGAAATAAGTGTATTCACATTCTCAGGAACACAACCTTCTTATTATCTATTAAAGAAAAGTGTTAGAGCAATATCAGCTACTATTAACACAACTACATTCTCTTTTGGAATACCTCAAGAATTTTCAACTGTTGTAATTAATGATGAACAACTTGTTGGAATTTTAGACATTTTTGATAGTGATGGTAACGAGTGGTATGAAGTACCTGCTTTAGCAGAAGATGCTATTTTTGATACAATTCAAAATACTCCTCAAAACGACCCAAACACAAGCGCTAACAATGATCAAGTACCTTATCTTTTAAGACTTAAAAAAGTACCTAGAAGATTTAGTACTCGTTTTATTAATACCGGATCTCTTGAATTACAATTTGGTGCTGGTACTTCAAATGAAATTACAGAAGTTATAGTACCTAATGCTGACAACGTAGGTTTAGGATTACCATTTGAACAAAGTAAATTAACTACAGCATTTTCTCCTACAAACTTTATGTTTAACGACACATATGGTTTAGCCCCATCTAATACAACTTTAACAGTTAGATATTTAACAGGTGGTGGAATTTCGGCTAATGTGGCTTCAGGAGTGTTAACTGTTTTAAATACTTCAAATGTTCAGTTTTTAAACAATCTCCCTAATTCAGCAGCATCACAAGCAAACCTTATCTTTAATAGTGTAGCTGTTAACAACCCAATAGCAGCTTCTGGTGGGCAAGATGGAGATAGTATTGAAGAAATTAGACAAAACACACTTGCTAATTTTTCTACTCAATTAAGAGCAGTAACTCCGGACGACTATTTAGTTAGAGCTTTATCTCTACCCAGCATTTATGGTAGTATCTCTAAGGCATTTATAGAAAAAACTAAATTACAAAACATCCTTCCAGGAGAAATCCCATCTACTTTAGATCTTTATGTTTTAACAAGTAATAATGATGGTACTTTAACTGTAGCTAGTGATACTTTAAAACAAAATTTAATTACTTATTTATCACAATATAGAATTATTGGAGATTCAGTTAATATAAAAGATGCTTTTATTATTAATATTGGAATTGATTTTGAAATTTTAGTATTACCTAATTATAATTCTAATGATGTTATACTAGCAGTTATAAATGCTTTAATATTAAGATTCGCTATTAGAAATTGGCAAATAAATGAACCAATTATTTTAAGTGATCTTTATGTTTTAATTAGCAATGTTCCTGGAGTACAATCTATAAAAGATATAAAAATAACTAATAAAGTAGGTACTTCTAATGGATATTCTCAATATGCATATGATATTAACGGAGCTACTGTAAATGGTGTTATATACCCTTCATTAGATCCAATGATTTTTGAAGTAAAATACCCGTTAACCGATATTAAAGGAAGAATTGTAACATTATAAAATGGCCGTATATAAAATTTTCCCCGAAAAAGACGCTACAGTCTATTCTTTATTCCCACAAATGAATACGGGATTAGATGAGATCTTAGATGTTACAAACCTTAATTTTGCAATAAGCAGTAGTGCTCAAGTCGCTAGAGCCCTAATCAAATTTAATCAAGATCAAATTATATCGGTCTTAGATGATTTAATTGTTGATAAAGATTGGACTGCTAAATTCCAATTATTTATAGCAACGGCACAAAGCATAAATCTAGATTACGATATAGAAATATATCCAATTTCTGGATCTTGGGGTATGGGTACCGGAAAATATTTAGATAATCCTATTTCAACTGATGGTGTATCTTGGGTATGGCAAAACTATGCAAATGGTTTAGCATGGCCTACTAATGTACTTTCATTACCACAAAAAGTTACCGGCTCTTGGCAAAACAGTAATCCAGGAGGAACCGTTTGGTACTACTCAGCTTCAACTACCATACCCGTTACCCAAAGTTTTACTTACCACAGTAATAAAGATTTAAATGTAGATGTAAAAGGTATAGTTGATATTTGGTATACTGGCTCCGAATTTGTAAATCAGGGCTTTTTAGTAAAATGGGACGATAATATAGAATTCAATTCTGCTAAAGCAGTACAACCGGTACTCCAATACTATTCGGTAGATACACATACTATTTACCCCCCAGTATTAGAATTTAAATGGGACGATAGTGTATTTAACATTAGCGGTTCTAACAAAATTGTAGTTCCTACAGACAACGTCTACATATCAATCGCCAATAATGCTGGTGTTTTCTATTCCAGCAGTATACAACGTTTTAGAATAGATGCAAGACCTAAATATCCCGAAATTACATTTCAAACTGCATCTCTTTACACACAAAACTTCTATTTACCTTCAGGATCTTCTTTATACGCTATTAAAGATCTAGATACAAATGAATATGTAATTCCATTTGATCCCGAATATACTAAACTAAGTGCAGACCAAGAATCAAGTTACTTTTTTCTCTACATGAACGGCTTGCAGCCCGAAAGATACTATACTATATTACTCCAATACACTATTAGTGGTTCTACTATAGTTCAAGATATGGAATATAATTTTAAAGTAATTAACGGATGAGTCAAGAAAGAATAAATCTTAATAAACAGGTTTTTTCAAAGACTCAATATGAAAGAACTATTAATACAAGTTTTTCGCAGTTAGTTACCACTACTGCTGAAACTGGTAGTGTTCTTCCTTCTGTCGATGAATTTTTTGCTTATTATCAAGCTTTATTTTTTGATATTCCAAAATTTGGAATCATAAATTCACACGAATATTTGATAAAAACTAGCCAAGAATATATAGGAACATCAAATATTGTAGACGATCAAATTCAAGCTTTAATTGATGAAGTTACAGAACTTAGGCAAGAAAATTTAGATTTACTACAACAAATCACTACATCTCAAAATGTCTGATCAAATAATACAAGTACTACCAGTAGATCCTAGGACCCTAGAGTTACAAACATACACTTTACAGGATGAATCCTTAATCAATAGTTCTTTTGTTGATGGTAGATTTGGAGAA